GTTAGCGTAAATTGGCCTGAGAGATCCGACCCACCCCCCCCTAAATTTTACTCAAAAAAGACGCAAAAAAGACGCAAAAATCAGCCATTGCCTTTGTGTTTTGGGTCAACAGGCCACCCGTCGGAACCTATTGTGGTGTCGTAACCTCGGCTTTCAATCGACTGAATGTCTCCAGAGTGACACTTCCAGCAGACGGATTGCAGGTTTGTTGTGTCATAGAATAAGTCGTTGTCACCCTTGTGCGCCTCGATGTGGTGAACGACTGCACTGTTGGGCGAAGTGCGCCCACGCTTCAGGATCACACCGCAAGACTTATGCTGGCATCGGTAACCATCACGCAACAATACTTGCTCGCGCAACATCCGCCACGCTTTGCCTTGATACAGCTTGCGATATTCAGCCGCTTCTGGCGTGCGCCACTTATCCATCAGGCCAAGCGCCAGACATGCTTTTCATTACAGCGGCTTCTATTAGGTCGGCAGCATCCTGAGACGCGCTGTCATGTATCTCAGTCATGTGGACCAATACGCTCGCAAGGGCTGACATGATGTGAACTGGTTCAATGCCATTGTCGAGCATGTAGCGCGTTTCCCCATAAAGATCCAAGGCTAGATCGCTTATGATGTCTCGGCGCAAAGTAAGGGTTGAAATGCTCAAGACGTGTCGGGCAGCGCTATCAATCAAAGCATTTCGACAGGCCTTACCGTAAGCGTTTTTGGTTTTTGCGTCGGCGATGTTTATCTCACCACCCCCGATCGGATCACCAACACTCCAAGTTTTGTTTGGCGTTATCACCTTCTAGAACGGTATTTTGTCATCTAAGTCGACCCTTGAAGGCGGAGGGCTTTGGTTTGGCTCATCATAGCCATCACTGCCTTGCCTGGCTTCTTGTCCCCCACCCATAAAAGTCAGATCGTTGACCGAGAGGGTTAAAGACCCTTTTTCTTTATACACATGAACCGATGGACGGCCTGACAAAACTAGCTTGCTGCCCTTTGTAATGTGTCGTTCGAGGCTCTCAGCACGCTTGCCCCAAATCGAGCAATTCACCCACACACTGTCGCGCTTGTTGCCGCTTTTGTCTTTGCCTTGGTCAACTGCCACCGAAAAGCCAAGGACAGGATCTCCTGATTGAGTTCTGCGCAATTCTGCGTTTTTGCCAACATTGCCTGCTATTGTTAGGTTGATCATCTGAATTATCCTTTAGTTTTCAAATGCGCTCTGGGCGCGTTTTTGGGCGTGGAGAACATGATGGAAGGGTGCAGCCACCGTCACTATAAAAAACATGATTTCCAATACTGCCGAGAACTTCAAGCCCATGACGCCATGAAGGGTTTACCGATAAAGTGTGATAATGAGTTGCCCCTATGCCCAAGATGTCACCATCCAGCGCTTCTTGCGCAACTTTCTTTGCCACTTCCCATTCCGCTGTGTTGGAAGCCTTGTCGTCTTTCCCGTCGCAGTAAAAGCTGAATTGACAAGCCCAAGGCCGAGACTCAGGGAAACGGCTTTCTTTAACCACTTCGCAAACTGTGTTTGGAAAGCTGCTGTGAGCCGCACGGGTTAAAATTACCTCTGCTACCGCCTTTTGACCGTCTATGGGTTCGCCTCTTGCTTCGTGATACACTGCGAAAGCTAAACAAGCTGCTGCTGTCAACATCATGGCTCAAACCTCCAAAAATGATTTGGCTTCGGCTGCAAACAAAACAAATGAAGGCCGAGCCTGCCCACACTTTCCGTAAACGTCGGCCTTGGCAATTTTGCCAGAGTTAAACAATCGCATTGCGCTGTTGTGGATGGACTTAGTGTCAAAACCTGTTTGCTCCGATAATTCAGCAGAAGTCGAATATGCGGCTTCTTGTATCAGTTCCAAAATCAAAGCATCACGGACTGAAATTTCTGGCGTCGAGTCAATTTCTGGAGCCGTTTCAACTTCTGGTTTTGCCACACCTTCGCCGCCTTCGATCCATACGCACATCCAAGGCGTGCCGTGGGTTGATCTATCCGTTGGGTTTGCAACCAATGTAGCTTCAACGCGGTTTCCCGCCCGCAGTGCGTGGCCCTGAAGCGTATGCGGAGGAATAAACACTTGGTCCCCGGCATCGGTAACTGCGAAAGCAAAGCCGCGAGCGTGCATGTTGCTGATTGTGATTTGCGTCATAATAATTCCTAAATTTAGTTTGGTTAGTTGATTTGTACAAGTGTTTGATATTGCAAATTAACAAAACCTGCAACATCTTTTTTTTGCGCTTGCCGCAATTACTTGGGAACCCTATTTATGTTAAAATTGATCTCCGCCATGATTTCCGCCGCCCTTTCTGCACTGACTCGTTCTTCCTTTGGCGATAATTGCTGCTTGGGAAGCCCAGCGGCGATCTTTCTCCCACGGGCGTTCTTCAGCATCATCAAAATGTGTCCGGGGTTTGGTTTTTTGTTCGGGTTTTCATTTCGCCACTGGCGCAAAGCCCAACCAACCTGTTCTTGCTTCCAATCTTCGAGAACATCGCACCAATCGGCCAGAATGCCCGCCTTGACCTGTTCGGGCGGCATAGACTGCCAGTAACTATGCATTATGACCTCAACCTTAAAAGAGATCATCGCACGGTGTTGTTCTATTTCTTGCTGCGAAAGCGATTGCGTCAAGAGTGGCGTGGCGCTTAATTGGTTTGCCTTCGTTGTGGGTAGGTTCGTCATTCCATCGTTCTCCATTTAGCCACGTCGAGGCGTGGGGAATAAATTTTTGCTCTTTAGCCAACAAGGCTTCAACTTGATCGTTAAGTCCATTTGATATTTGCTCAATAGTCGCTTTTTTCATTGCATAGGCAAACGCAGTGCGAGCTTTGGCTTTGCCAATCTTTCGAGGGTAAGCCGACCAAAAATCCTCGAAATGATCTATAAGTTTAACAATTGGTTTATCAACTGGTTTATTAACTGGTATTGGTTCGCCCTTGTGGGCAACTCCATTTGCCCTGTGGGGCAAATCAATTTGACCTGTGGGGCAATACCACTTTGTTCGATCATATCCAGCCTTGTTGAAAGACCCGCTGAGAATCGAACCTTCTGCTTCTAATTTATCAAGCGCCGTCCTGATTTGCTTGCTTGTCAAATACGGAAACAAAACGTCAAAAGCCTTAATGCTGTTGTAGGTCCAATGACTGCCGTCGTGAAAATTTCGATCATTGGCAGCGTTTTTTTCGCACCACCAAACAATGTTTTGATATATGACGGCGGCGTTGACGCCAACTCTCCGAGCCGTATTCGGATCAAAGCTGTGCATAAAAATGCCCTTTGTTGAGGCCGGGCCTTGCGTGACGCCACCACAGCGTGCTACAAAATACCCAGCGTTTAGATGCTCCCAGCGTACCCGACCAACCATCGGGAGGCAAGCCCCGAACCAGAAATGGAACGGGGTTTGGCTTTTACGATCTAAATTTCAGGCAATTTATCTCGGCTTAACTTCTTAACAGCATGCGCAAAGGTTGCCACGTCCTCGCTGGTTCGCAGGATTGTTGCATCACCGCGCCAGACCCCCAGAAACGTAAGCTGTGGCGCTGTTAGCATGCCTTTGGCCATCTTTACTTCCGCAAGGTAAGTGCGCCCGGCATACCCGATCAAAAGGTCTAAGGGTTGATCCAGCAAATAAACGCTGAACCCGTTACCTCGCAACTCTTTGACTATATCCGCTTCATTGGCGTCTCGGCGGTTTTTATGTTTGCCTCGAAAGCCTATTGCTCCCACTCCGTTGCCTTAACATCGCCATCGGTGACGATCTCGATCAGCATTCTCGCAGGACGTTCTGGGCAAACTTTTCCAGCAATCCATCGCGATAGGTGGTCATTGCGAATGCCTACCAATTTAGCGAAATCCTGCTTTTTTATACCACGGGCGCGAATATGCGCCGCAAGGGCAATATGTGCTTTAATTTTCATTTCACGACCTTATCCGATTTGTTTTTTTTGCGCTAGGGGCAATTTATTCTTGCAAAGGGGTCGGTAGGGCTTTAGACGGGTATTAGAAAAGAAACGCAAGAAAGGAAGAATAAGTGGCAGTTACAGCAATATACGCCAGCGAGGATTTAGAAGTTCACTTTACCGCTGAAACAGAAACAAACGACCTTGGAGTGCCGGGGTCTCCAGTTTGGCAAGAAGTCAACTTTGACACAATCGACGTTTTGACACTCGCAATATGCGGTTGCGATGTAAAAATAAGCGAACTCCCCACCGATCTGCAAAATGCAATTATCGAAACATCTGAAGGCTTGGACTTCGAGTAACTCAGCAAAAGGAAAACAAAATGAAAACTGAATTGATAACAACCAGAATCTACTTACAGCAAGCTGCAGGAAGTTTGCACATCGCATATTGGACCGCAGACGAATATCACATCAAAAGCTCTCGCGATTCACTCGCAAGGGCGCTTTGCGGACCCAACCAAGAACCATCACTTGAAATAACGGAAATAGTTGAACGGATCATTTCATTAGGAGGATCAAAATGAAAAATATAGCAACAGCACTGGCAGCAGCGCAAATCAACATGGGAAAGGCTCTTAAACAAGCCAACAACCCGCACTTCCGCAGTAAATATGCTGATCTTGGGAGCGTCATGGATGCCTGCCTTCCTGCGCTCAACGAGCGCGGCATTGCGGTGATACAGCCCACGGGCGAAGACGAACACGGGCGCTTTATCGAAACCCTGCTGATCCACGGGGAAAGCGGTGAAACCCTTTCTTGTCGTGTCCCGCTGATTATCGGCAAAAATGACATGCAAGGTTATGGGTCGGCGGTTACTTACGCTCGCCGCTACGGCCTCATGGCGATGGCTGGAATTGCGCCAGAAGATGATGACGGAAACGCTGCTGCAAAGGCTGCTCCAAAAGTAGAGCCACCAAAGCCAATTAGTGCAGATCAGTTTAAGGAAGTGAATGATTTAATCTTCGATACAGAAACCGACGAAGTGAAGTTAAGCTCATATTGGAAAGTTGATGAACTGACGCAGATGAACGCCAAACAAGCGTCAGAAGCCATTGCGATGCTTACCAAAAAGAAATCAAAGCAGGAGGAAGAAAATGGAACAGCGGACACCTGAATGGTTCGCGGCGCGTTTGGGGTGCGTAACAGCATCCCGAACAGCCGACGTGCTGGCCAAGACTAAAAGCGGGCCTTCCGCAAGCCGAGCGACCTACATGGCTCAGCTTATCACCGAGAGGCTCACACAAACGGCCACAGAGGGGTTCAGCAGCGCTGCAATGGCTTGGGGTACAGAAACGGAACCACAGGCGCGTCTGGCTTATGAAATGATGACTGGCGAAGACGTAACTGAAGACGGGTTTGTTGTTCATCCAGAAATTTCAGGCTTTGGAGCGTCCCCTGATGGGCTTGTAGGGGATGACGGATTGATAGAAATCAAATGCCCCAACAGCGCTACGCACATCGACACCTTGCTCAACGAAAAAGTGCCTGCAAAATATATAACGCAAATGCAGGTCCAAATGCTTTGCACGGGCAGGAAATGGTGCGACTTCGTTTCTTTCGATCCAAGGCTGCCTGGCGAAATGAACTACTGGTGCAAGAGAGTTAATGCCGATCCCGTTCGTCATGCTGAAATAGAAACGGAAGTGCAGAAATTCTTAACTGAAATGGACGACAAAATCTCCAAATTAAAGGCAAAATTTCATGCCGGATAAAATCATAAGAAAGCCGGAGCATGTAGACGCTCTGGCCGCTATATTGCGGGATAGAAAGCTGCCCTTAACCGTTTCATGGACACAAGGTGCATCAAGATCAAGCGCTCAAAATAGGTTAGCACAACGCTGGTTTTCCGACATTGCCACGCAATTAGGGGATCAAACGCATGAAGATGTGCGAGCAGAATGCAAACTGCGGTTTGGGGTTCCCATTCTAAGGGCCAAAAACGAAGCATTCAGAATGTCTTATGATCGAGTGATAAAAGAGTTGCCTTACGAACAAAAGCTAGAAGCAATAAAGGCATTTGACATGCCTGTGACCCGCTTAATGTCCTCCCCGCAAATGAACGCTTTTATGGAGGAAGTGCAACGCCACTGGGTAAAGCAAGGCGTTCGCCTTACAGACCCCGAAGCACTACGTTATGAGGCTGAGTTTATATGAAACCCAAATTAACCATACCACGCTGGCTTGCGCTCAAAAAAATTGAGGCAAATGGTGCCGAAGTTTCCGACCCGCCATTTCTTGGGATTGATCTTGAAATCAAAGGCCCAACGCTTGTTAGCCTTGAAGAATGTGAATGGATTGAACGGGTTGAAGCGCCCGGCAACGACAACCCATTCCAAACCATCAATCGCGGCAATTATTGGCGCGTGACACCAGCCGGGCGCGAAGCAATACGCGCTCTTCCATCAACCCCACCACGGAGAAATTAAATGTATACTGAAAAAACTGCTTATGAAGTAACCGCCGCCGACCTGCTCGATTACGTTAATCGAATAGAGCATCAAAATGATCACATTAGTGAAGAAACAAAAGTTCGGAAAGAAGTTTATGGCGAAGCCAAAAGCCGAGGTTACTGCACAAAGACAATCCGTAAAATAGTGGCATTGAGAAAAAAAGCCGCTGACGAAATTGCAGAAGAAGAAGCGATTGAGCAACTTTACAGAGAGGCGATTGGAGTATGATAAAATTTATCCTAGCGCCGATCATGCGCCCGATAGCCCAGCACAAACTCAAAGACCTTTACGACCAAAGAAGTCGCTTTGAACAATCAATTAAACGGGCGCGGGAATCAAACCAAATGGTGACGCACTTGTATATCGCGGCAAAGGCAACAAATGCTGAATGCCTTAAATGGGAACGCTGGGTGTAATGAAGCGTTCTTCGATCAAACGAAAATCAGCCTTGCGCCAAGTCAGTGCCAAAAAGAAAGCACATAATGTTTCTGACAAGGGCAAAGCTGGACGTTTGCACATGGGGGGAATTGCATCAAAACCGTGCTGCATTTGCGAAGCATTCCAGATGGAGCAACTCAGCAGAACCCAAGTGCATCATTGCATTCATGGACGGGGCGGCAATCGCAAGGCATCAGATTTCGACACCATTCCATTGTGCGAAGGGCATCATCAAGGCTTGCTGGACACAAGTAAAATACCACTGCACAGTAAGCCTGAAAACTGGCGTGCAAATTACGGGGTGGATACAAACTGGCTTGAAAAAAACAACGACAACAAATGAAAGAAATCAAAATGCTTCAATTTCCACTAATAAAAAAAGTGAAACCCAAAGCCCTATCAAAGGCCGTAACAGCGGCGGAAATATTAGAGGAAAAAATTGGGATAGCCATGCTGCAAGAAGCCCTTAAAAACCCCGGAATTCCAAACCCAGAAAAGTGGGCAAAAGCACGGGGCATGGCTCAAAAGCTGCGAAAAGAAAGAACTGCAGCACGACGAGCCATAGTTAAAAGGCACGCGGATGACGGCGTTTTAACCGTGTATCAATTAGCCACACTTTTAAATGTTGCCGTTACAACCATCCGATCAGATTTAGCAGAATTAGGAATGAGGCTAGTTTCAGAGCCAGTCGCACCGACTTCCTTTCAGGTTGATACAAAAAATCGTCGGGCAAAATTAAAAATCATGTCCCAATTGGGCATTTCTTGCGCAAGCGCTGCAAGGAGGCTCGACGTTTCGGAGGCGACAGTTCGTCGTGATCTAAAAATAACAGGAATTAAATGGGTAGAAGAAAAATGAATGACCCAGAATTAATTGCAAAACTAAGAAGCAAAATCACAAAACAGCGCACTCAAATTGCTCGATTGACGCAGCGCCTTGAAACAGCAACCAAGGAAAAGCTTGATCTGGCAAGCGACATAAAATGGATGAGGGGGGAAGCAAAATGACCGAGGACATGAGAGATAAGATTGCACAAATTGTTTTGATGGAGATGGGTTATCCTTGGAACAGTTCAGATGCACAGTATACGGCCTCCGAAATCATCACAGCGTTGCCTTCGATGGTGGTGCCGTTGGTTTGGGATGATTTTGACAGATTTATGACGCAATCAGGAAAGTATACGATGAGAAAGGCACCCTTTGAAACCTATTGGCGGCTATTTTTTGGTGAGGAGTTTATAGGCCATGATTTGGACAAAGATATTCTTGGCGCAAAAGCCCAAGCACACCACGTTGCGCAGATTATGGCAGCGTTTGGGGGAGAAACAAAATGATACTTGGATACATACTGATCTGCGGGATGGGGATCACCCAGCCGAACGCAGTAGATGGCTGCCTGCAAACAACCAGGCTGTTCCCTAGCATGGAGCTTTGCGAAGGCGGCCGTCAGCTTTATCTTGACTATTCTATCCTACAGGAAGGCCACTACATAGGCGGTTCAGGTTGCTTCATGGTCGGCACGAACGTCTTAATCCGCCGTAATGGCAAAACTGACTAGGGAGAAAGCAAATGATTAACCACAACGACAGAATAGACCGCGATGAGATGCTTGCATCCGAGCTGCGGGCTAGAGTACCCAAAATGAGAACACTTGTCTTCAGCAACGCAGATGCAACACCTAAAAACGTAAGGGTCGAATGCGGCTTGGATTGCGTAGGGGACATAATGGAGTGGTATGGCGGCTACTTTGCAGGGGATCATTACACAGTGACCTTAGATGGCCGTGATGTTCCGATTGATCAATACGGCTCAGCAAAGGGAGAAATAAAATGATAATACGTGAGGAACAGATTGGCGATTGCCGTATGATACTGGGCGATTGCTTGCAGGTCATGCCGACTCTGGGCAAGGTTGATATGGTTCTAACTGATCCGCCCTACGGGACAACGGCCTGCAAGTGGGATAGCGTAATTCCGTTCGAGCCAATGTGGGAACAGCTTAAGAGGATCATAAAATCTAACGGCGCTATTGTTATGACCGCAGCGCAGCCATTTACATCAGCGTTGATTATGTCGAATGTTAAAATGTTTAAGTATGATTGGACGTGGCAAAAACCAAAGGGAACAGGACATTTAAACGCTAAAAAAATGCCCCTGCGCGACAAAGAGGATATATTGGTATTTTACGCTAAACAATGCGTCTACAACCCAAATATGACAGCGGGGCCAGCATACAAAGCCAAAGCCGGTGACCCAACTAAGTCAACTTCTATGACTAAAAGTTATGGCACCTACACCAACCAAAGATCCGATAACCTTGGTGTAAGATACCCAAAGCAAGTTCTATATATGCCAGCCGTAGAGCGCGGCTCGGTCCACCCCACACAAAAACCCGTTGCACTAATGGAATACCTAATCAAGACCTACACCAATGAAAGCGAGACCGTTCTGGATTTCACAATGGGCAGCGGCACGACTGGCGTTGCGTCTGCCAACTTGGGCCGCCAATTTATTGGCATTGAATTTGACCCAGATTACTTTGAAGCAGCCTGTGACAGGGTGCGCAAGGCATACGATAATCCAGCCAAATTCAACAGGGAGAAATAAAATGATTAACCACAACGACAGGATAGACCGCGAAGAGGTGCGGGTTAAAGCCTAAAATTTAAAGGAGGCTAACGTGGACTTATACACAATACGAGGCACTGAACGATGCTCGACGTAGGAATAAGATGCCGTGCCAGTATCCGGTCTTTAGGTGTTTCACCGATACGGCTTTGGCTTGCCTCAAAGATGGGTCAAGACCTTGATGGCGAGGTCGTCGGTGATCTTCGGGTCCGGTATGTTGAGTGGCGTGGTGAAGTCTACACTATTGTTAAAAACTGTTCACAATAGGAGAAACAAAATGATTGATGAGCGCAACCTAAAACCCATGACAAGAACCGTCTGGAAGCTGTTCAATGACGGTGTGGCGGCGAAAGAGATTGAGGCAATGACTGGCCAGAACAAGCGAACCGTAGCCATGACCATATACCGCGGCCGCGTCAGTGGTGACTGCAAGCCCAAGGAAAAGACGCTGACTACAGTGTTCAACAAGTCGCCGCTTGTCTGGGGTTCAGTCAAGCAGATGAAGGTGGCCATATCTGCCGATCAGGCGCAATGGTTATTTGATGAAGCCGAGAACTGCGGATGCAGAACTGTTTCGGAGTATATTTCAGAGCTAATTCTGGACGCATATGAAGAAGCCCAACATAAAAAAGGACCAACCGATGACTGATTCAATCAGAGACGACATACTAATTCCGGGGTCAGTCCGAACAAACCACCGCGTGCTGGGCTATAGCGACTTGAATTTCGTTTTGCGTCTGCACTGTGTCGGCCCTGCTCCGTGTGGGTAGGCTTTTTCGCCACTCATCACAGATGGCCAGCTCAGTCGCGGTCGACGCTGATGACGTAACACATCCGCTCAAAGTCGCGATGCACGCCGCCAAAATAACACACTTGCCGACTGTGGAACTCGGTGCCATATGCTGCGTGTCGTAATCGGAGTTTATCATGCTTTCACCCATAGAGATTTCTCGCCTTGTTTTGTACTGCCCCAAAACGGGTGTACTTAAATGGAATGCCCGAAGCCCTTCTGATTTTAGTCACTACAATCACGGACCCGAATGGGCCGCGAACAATTGGAATGCCGCGCACGCGGGCAATAAAGCGGGCGGCCACAGACCAGATGGATATATTCAGATTACCATAAAGCAAAGAAATTTTCGTGCGCATCGCATAGCTTGGGCTGTTACTCACGGGGCTTGGCCTGAGTGTCAGATTGACCACATCAATGGCGTTCGGGACGACAACAGGCTGGCAAACCTTCGTGCTGTAGACGCCACGCAGAATGCAAGAAACGCAGCCGCGCCAAAGACCAACAAGTCTGGAAGGGCTGGCGTTTATTATAACGAGGCAACCCCATCCCTTAAACGCCGCTGGCAGGCAACCATTGGCGACTGCGGAAAGAGGATACACCTTGGCAGCTTTATGACTATGGCAGAGGCTATCGCCTCTAGGGATGCCGCTGAGAAGGTGCTGGGTTATACCGCCAGACATGGGCGTTAATCCCTCCATCCAGAGTCGTCAAACTCCCTTAGCCGCTCATCAGCAGTGCTAGCCCTACGGCGTATATCTTCAGCATTTTCCAAGTCCTTTATCTTAGCGTTCTTGCGCTCGGCACGCTTCCCGCTGCTTTTAATTGCAAAAAAAGCGCCCGCGAGAGCTAGGATTGCCCCCGCGATGCCATACAATTTTGTCATCAACATGCTCATTTTATTTCCAACCCGCTGCCCAAGCCTTCAGACGTTCTTTCAGGATAAACAGCGCAGTCAGAGCCACGAGGACACAACCGACCATTGCGATGATTTGTGCCGTGCCGTCGAGCGATTGAAATGCTGCGACTGCTCCGCCCACTGCTGATGCCCCCTGAACGATTGAAGCCTGCACGGTTTTGCTTTGGGCAGGCTTTGTGCGGCCTTTTGATGGGGGTGGCGTGGGTTCTAGCTGGCCTTGGCGGTAGTCACGCACCTTTTGGCGCAACAAGTCTCCTACCGTCCGCGCATCGCCTGCTTGATCCATGCCGGGAACCCACGTCACGTCCCACTTGCCGCGCTGCTCAATTCCAAGTGTCGGTTGAACCTCAGCGTGCGTAAGGATTGTTTCCGGGGTGACAGCGATGTCGTAACGATTCGACAAATCAAAAACCAAACGAGTCATGGCTTCCACTTGCGCCTCAGTGATCGGGTGCTTCCCAGCGTTGAACGGTCGCTCCTTAGCCCCATGCATTGCAGCGAAAGCAACGCCGATACTGCCAGTATTCAAGCCTCTTGTGTGTGCCGCGTATTCCGTCCCAGTGTTTAGGTTTGCAGAGACAGGAAGGTTCCCCTCCACCACTGCGCCATCACCTCTTACGATGTAGTGATAATGCTTTTTGTCGCTCGCGCTTGGCTTGTGGGTGCCTGCGCTCCAGTGAATGATGATCCGCTTCATATCAGTTCCCCTTATTTGTTCAGCGTCGAAGCGCCGAAGATGATTAGGCCAGACAAAATGAAGAACAGCACAGCACCAAACGTCATGCTTATAATCGCCACGATTTTGCCTCGCTTGTCCGCCTGCGCCTTTAGCGCGGTCGCGTGCCTTACTCTAGCTGCGGCTTGCTCACGCAGTACCGTTTCCCACATATCTGGCGGGCCGTATAATCGACATACGCTACGCAGGTCATCGACGGCCTGTTTGTGGGCTAATTTTGCTTCGGCAATTGCGAAGCCTTCGGCCTCAGTTGATGTCAGCTTGCCCAAAAAGCCTTTATGCTTCCCAGACTCAGCCAACTTGATCTCTGCGTCAAGTTCGGCCAACCTGCCAAACTCAGGCATCAGTGATGTTGCGTCCTTGCCAGCCTTAACCGCAGCAGAAATCGCACCCGAAACGGCTTTGACTGCACCAGCTAGGGCTAGGACTTCAATCATGAGCCGCTGCCCTTAAAGGCATATGTGACGCCAGCGGCTACAACAATCCAGAAGACACGCTCGGCAAAGCGCAAAGATTGCCCGTTGTTGCCAGTCTTTTCCTCAACAACCTGCAAGCGTTTGACCTGCGCCGCTCGGTCTTTGTCTATGGCGTCGAGCCGATTAAACAGCGTGACCATACGTTCCTCGACCCGTGCAAGTGAAACAATGGCCTCCCCCATTTGGTCGAGCTTGGCTTCTATTCTTGCGAGCCTTGCATCGTCTTGCATATTATTGTCCCTTATGCTTCCAAGGCTTCTAAGCGCGTCTCAAGGTCAGCAATCTTGGTAATCGCTTCCTGCAAAGCCGCTGTGAGTAGAGGCACAAGTTTACTCTGGTCGATGCCCTGCATGTCCGGAACAGATCGTGTTGCCATAACTGCTTCCGAAACAAGTTCTTCGTGTGTGGTTTCTACTTGTCCCACTACTGCCTCGGAAACAAGCTCCCCATCGTCATCATAGACGGCATCGGCTGCTTCAACTTCGGGGACAATGACAGTCTTATACTTAGCCGCTGTACCCTCATATTCCTCATCCTTCATAGCGTCCTTGGTGCCAGTCGCAGCCTCTGGGACAACAGCCTGTGCTTCGTGTGCAAGGAAGCCATCGACACGAGTACCGTCTGCGATCCACTCGAAGTTGACAGGCTTCAAGGCTAGAACACGTTCGGACGCACCGGCCATTGGTTGAACGTCCGTTTTTAAGCGGTAGTCTGATGAAGTGGTGTAGCTTGTGGCCGAGGCAGTATAGTCAATGCTACCAACGTCGCTGCCGCTTGAGTTTAAGATGCGTACAGCAACGCCTGTGGTGTTGACACCTCTAAGGGCGACATTGTACCCATTGGAGGGGTGCGCAGTAGAGTATATACTATAACTTGCACCAGACCCGCCAGATACTGCCAACCTGCCATTTGCAGAAGTTGTTCCGACAAGCACGTTGCCCGATGAGTCGATCCGCATACGCTCTTGCCTTGCAGTGCTAGAGCCAGTTGAGATGCTAACGCCGTCAAAGCCGTTAATGCTCAACCCGTCAGTAGGACCAAAGCCATTGGTGCTGTGATCATATGCGCTGATGCTCATATTGTACTTATTGGCATCGCCTAATGAGGGTCTAAAGTTAAGGACTTTGCCGCTAGTGCTGGTACTGTACAACTCAATGCCAGCTTCACCTTGAACTTCAAGAGGGTAAAGAGGATCATTAACGCCAATCCCAAGACTTTCAGCGCTAGCATCCCAGAAGAGCTTTGCTGTGGAGCCATCGCCGTCGTAGAAACTAATATCGCCGCCACCTTCAATCCTCATTCTATCCTTTAGCGAAACATCAGCCAGAGAAGTTTGGAAAATTATGTTTGGGATTGGAAGCGAATTTGAGCCAGAACTTTCTGAGTAAATACGAGCCATAATTGCGGGGCCGTCGCCAGAAGCATCCTCGGTGTACCAACCTACACCGCCCAAATCCTCACCGCCCGACCACGATGCCGAGGGACTATCAAGTCGCAAAGTGGGGATTGCGTCATCAATGCTTATACCGCCAGTCGAGGTAATCGCCGTAAACGTACCAGCCGCCGCAGTTGTGCCGCCAATGACACTGTTGTCGATTGTGCCGCCGTTGATGTCGGCGGTTGTGATCGTGAGTGACGACACCGTGCTTCCAGTCAACGCAGCGTTCAGGCTTCCATCGCTTACGTTTACAAGGTCAGCCCTTGCCGCCTCAATCCCGCCTGCCGTTGCGCCATCGTGGACGTGAACTGACTTGTTCGTGGTGTTGATTGACGTTTCGCCCTCGGCACCCGTGAACGATGTGTGTTGCGTGGCTGTACCACGGCGGCGCTGGACTTGTTTTGTCATTCGTGGTCACTCCTATTTAAGTGCTGGTGTATCATACTTCTGGTGGTGTAGGCCATAACGGATTGCGCGGGTCTGTTGTGTTGCTGGGCAGGTCGCGCAGGTCTTGCCTGTACGAAGCCCATGCAGAGGAATCGACAGGCGCGTCGGCGACTTGCGTCCAGTCCGTTGATTGAAGCCGACGGTTTCTATTTGGCCTCAAATCAGCCCAAGCCTTTTTAATCTGATCCTGCTCCAATGCCTCATCAGGTATTAAAACGACAACGCCATCTTTGACCATTTGGGTCGCAGCGTCATAGTGGCCCTCGATCAGCGCCTCGCCCTTTCTAGGGGAGGCATTGGCCTTAACTGGGTTGCTGCCTCGGCCCGTAAAAAGGCCAGTAGCTTTGCAGAAACGCGAATACTGATAAATCATTTTTTTATCTCCGTGACTACCAAGGTGGCCGAAGCAATCACCGACTGGCTCGAAAACCCGCCGCCACTTTTGGCTGCCTGCAATTCGTAATTTGTGTTCCCAGTCGGTGCAGTGGCAAGATCGAGCGCAGAAAAATCAATAGAGATGTCGCTCCTCCCATCGACGCTGCCAATTTCAACGACGGTTGAGCCTTGGATTATGCGCCACAACCCATCGTGAGATACGGCTTGACCAGCGCTTCCAAAATAAAAACGTCCGTTCGCGTTTACGATTGCTTGGCCCCCATTCGTGTTCAATGAGAAGTTTGCGACAGTCGTATAGGCTGTCCCAATAGCTACAAAACCACTGTCGGCCCCAGTGTTTGATACAGCTTGATCCGCGATTTGAAGCGTTCCAACTTGCAGGTCGCCAATTTTAGCTGACGTGATGGCCGCGCTGTCGATCTTGGCTGACGTGATTGCCGCCGTGCCAATTTTGGCTGACGTGATTGCCGCCGTGCCAATTTTGGCTGACGTGATTGCCCCGTCCAAAATGTTTGCGGTGTCAACCTGAATGGTCCCAAGGTCGGCAGAAATGGCCGACAGTTCTGAGACACTAATCTTTGCCGCCGTCACGGCCCCCGCAGCCAGTTTTGAGGTGATGACGCTGGACGCCGCAATCTTGTTCGCGGTTATGGCGTCAGCCGCCACTTTGTCGGCAGTGATGGCCCCCGTAAATATCTTTGCGGACGTGATTGCGTTCGCGGCTAGTTGGTCTGTGTTGATGGCCCCTGCGGCGACAGTGCCTGCCGTTACCGCGTCGGCGGCGATGGACCCTGCTGTGATTGCATTAGCCGCCACCTTGTCGGCAGTCACAGCATCAGTCGCGATTTTGTTTGCAGTGATAGCGTTGGCGGCAATCTTGTCTGCGCTAATAGAGCCAGTAGAAATTTTGTTTGCAGTGATAGCGTTGGCGGCAATCTCCGTTGCCGTGATAGCGTTGGCCGCGATTTTGACAGTCGTGATCGCGTTGGCGGCAATCTTGTCTGCGCTAATAGAGCCAGTAGAAATTTTGTTTGCAGTGATAGCGTTGGCCGCGATTTTGCCAGTCGTGATCGCGTTGGCGGCAATCTTGTCTGCGC